GATAGTTTAAAAGAAAGTTTTAATAAAAGAAAATTGTTTGCACTTGAAGATGAAATGATTGATGCTCAATATAAATCAAGACTATTTACTACAAGATCAGATACAAACTCTATGAAACAAGCAAGCAAAAGTATTACTGATAGTTTGAATAGAATTAAACAATCTCAAAATTTAAATGCAGATGATAAAAGAATTATTAATCAATTGATTGGTGAAGTAGATGATGTTGCAAAACCTTTTGCAGATAAAACTATAGCGACACGATATAAAGGTGAAAGAAGTTATACACTTGAAGGTGGTGATGATTACCGAGAAACAGTTTGGAGATTGAATGAAGATATTCTTGGTAACTCAAGTCCTAGAAAAACATTTGGTCACTTTGACGGTGTCAATGAAAACATGGTCTATCACGTAAGATACGATACACGATATACTCCAGATGGTAAAAAGGTTTTCTTAATTCACGAAATACAATCTGATGCTAACCAAAAAGTTGCAAAAGCTTTAACCAAAACTGAACAACTCTCTGGAGAGAGAAGAATTAATCCATTTCAAAAAGATATTGAACTAAACTTATTATCTCAAAATAGATCTAAGATGTTAAAAGACATGGACGAGGCTATTGAACTTGGACAAACGAATAAAGCAAATGCAATTGCAAATGATTTAAAAGACATAAACGATAAAATTAGAATGACTTATACAAAACCTTCTTCTTATGGTTCTTCAGAAAAATTTGATTACTTTCCGTTGGTCGAGGCTGATGCTTATGGAGACCATGCTCTTAAATACTTATTGAATAAAGCTGCTAAAGAGAACGTGGATTATGTAGCCGTTGCCCCGTTTAACAAATTAAGTTACCGACAAGGATACAAAAAGGGTAATGAACGATTTTACGGTTATGCAAGTGGTAAGGGAATTGATGCAAAAGGAAAAGCAGTCATGCCTGAGGTCATGAAGAAGACTGCAAGATTTTATAATTCTAAAGCAGGGCCAGCGAAGATTTCTTTATCAGATCCTAAAAAACCATATAAAAAAATTGAAACCGATCGATTTAAATACCCTGAGAATCATAAATTATCAAACAAAGAAATTACCAATAAATATCACATGGATGCAGCAGAATCTCCTGCAGACGGTTACACATTCGTAGATCCTTCAGATCCGAACTTGTATTTTGATGCATTTGCGATTAAGGTGTCCCCACTTATGAGACAAACTTTAAAAACCTATCGTAAGGAAGGTGGATTAGTAGTAGATATATTTAAACCAATAAGGTAGTATAAGATATGGCTGTAGAAAAGAACAACGAAGAAATTACTTTAGAAGATAAAATTGAGGAAACAATCGAAGAGCAACCAGAAGGTTTACCTGAGGTAGAAGTCGAGGGCGAAGAAACGGTTGAAGAAAGACCTCAAGATGATTTCAATGCGAATTTAGCAGAGTCAATGGATGAGCGAACGCTCAAACAAATGGCTTCTGAACTCATCGATGAATACAAAAAAGATAAGCTATCCAGAAAAGAATGGGAAGACGCATATATTAAAGGTTTAGATTTATTAGGCACCAAGTATCAAGAAGTAACCAAACCATTCAAAGGAGCTTCCGGTGTCACGCATCCTTTACTCGCTGAATCAGTAACACAATTCCAAGCACAAGCTTACAAAGAACTCGTGCCATCTGATGGTCCTGTACGAACACAGGTTATTGGCTTACAGACACCGGCTACCGAACAACAAGCAGATCGAGTTAAAGATTATATGAATTATCTTCTTATGGAGGAGATGGAAGACTACACAACAGACATGGATCAGATGTTATTTTATCTACCATTATCTGGATCGACTTTTAAAAAAGTTTATTACGATGCATTACTCGATAGACCTGTATCTAAGTTTGTACCTGCTGAAGATTTAGTTGTACCTTACTTTGCATCAGATTTAAAAGATTGTGAGAGAATTACTCATGTTATTAAGATGACACAAAACGAAGTCATTAAAAAACAAGCTGCAGGATTTTATAGAGACATTGAATTGATTGAATCGAATTCAGAGCCAGATGATGTTCAGAAAAAATTAAATCAATTAGAAGGAATTAAAAGAACAGGTGATGATTATTTGCATAATATTTTAGAAATGCATGTAGATTTAAACTTAGATGATTACGAAAACTTTGATGACAAAGCTAAGAAAATAAAAATTCCATATTTAGTAACTATTGATGAAGGATCGGGAGAGATTTTATCTATTTACAGAAATTACAAACCAAATGATATTACGTATTCAAGAACAGAATATTTTGTTCACTACAAATTTTTACCAGGATTAGGTTTTTATGGTTTTGGTTTAACTCATATGATTGGTGGATTATCACAAGCTGCAACTCAATCACTTAGACAATTGATCGATGCAGGAACTTTAAAAAATTTACCTGCTGGATTTAAATCTAGAGGTATTAGAGTTAGAGATGATGATCAACCTATTCAACCAGGAGAGTTTAGAGATGTGGATGCGCCTGGTGGAAACATTAGAGATCAGTTTTTTAATCTTCCATTTACAGAGCCAAGTGTTACTTTATACAATCTTTTAGGTTTTGTAGTACAAGCAGGACAAAAATTTGCTGCAATCACAGATTCAAACATTGGTAATGACGTTCAAAACAGAGCTGTAGGGACAACTGTTGCTTTAATGGAGAGAGGATCACGAGTAATGAGTGGTGTTCACAAGCGATGTTACTATGCAATGCGATTAGAATTTAAAATTTTAGCAAGAATTTGTGGTGAATCACTTCCACCTGAGTATCCATATGATGTTTACGGTGGCCCTAGACAAATTAAAGCTGCAGATTTTGATAACAGAGTCGATATTTTACCGGTTGCAGACCCAAATATTATGTCTATGGCACAAAGAGTGACACTTGCACAGACACAATTACAAATTGCACAGTCAAATCCACAAATGCACAACCTTCATGAAGCGTATAGACGTGTTTATGAAGCGTTAGGCACTAAACAAATAGAGGCAATTCTTAAACCACCACCAAAACAACCCGAACCACAGGATCCTGCTAAAGAAAATGCACGTGCATTACAGATGAAATTACTTACAGCGTTTGAATTTCAAGATCATGACGCTCATTTAGCTGCACACATGGCATTTATGCAATCTAGAATGGTTCAAATTAATCCACAGGTGTATGCGTTACTACAATCGCACATTTCAGACCACGTTTCATTTAAAGCAAAAGCTGAAGTGAAGCAAATGTTGATGGAAAATCCAGAAATGGCTGCAATGGCACAACAAGATCCACAACAATTTGAAATAATGTACGAAGCTGAAGTTGCAAAAGTTGCTGCACGTATTACTCAAGAGCTTGTTCAAAGCGAAATGCAGGCGAATGCAGGTAAACAAGACCCATTAGTTAAAATTAAACAACAAGAAGTTGATTTAAGAGCTATGGATCTTCAAAGAAAAGCTGAAGAGACAAGATTTAAGGCTGAACAAGAGCAAATGAAAGAAGCAGCGCGTTTAGATTTTGAATATAATAGACTTGCACAACAAGATCAGCAATCTGATGACAGATTAGACATTGCAAGAGAGAAATTAAAGCAAAAATGAGGAAAGGATTAAGTGGAGGGAAAAAATATGGGCCACCACCTAAGAAAGGACCCAATCCACAAGGAATCAAACTCAAAGATGCAAAAAAACTCTTACGAAAAACTCTCAAAAAAAAGTAAAATTATTTGGCTATCAGGTTTATTTGATGGCGAAGGTAGTTTTGGTATTTGGTCTAAAGGTGTAGGTAAAAAAAGATCATTTGCAGCAACGATTGAGATGTCTGATGAAGACATTATTAAAAGATTTCAAGATATGTTCGGTGGCGCTGTTTGGAAGACCAAGAAAAAAGAAGAACGATTCAAACAATTGTGGAGATGGCGTTGTGTAGGCGATAGGGCTTACGATTGTATCGATAAAATGATAGAATATATGGGTACAAGAAGACAGGAGAAATACCATGTGGTTAAAAGCGATATCCTTAGCCGTTAAAGCCGGTTCTCATATTTATCAGAACCGTCAGAAGACGAAGATGTTAATGTCTGATGCACAAATGATGCATGCGGAAAAAATGGCTCGTGGTGAAAGCGAATACCAAGGTAAACTTCTTGAGGCAAGACAATCGGACTGGAAAGACGAATTTATTTTATTATTGCTCTCAGCTCCAATTGTACTTTTAGCGTGGGCAGTATTTTCGGATGATCCAACTGCCATGGACAAGATGCAATTGTTCTTTGAATATTTTTCACAGTTACCATTTTGGTATCAAACAATTTTTGTAGGTGTCATTGCTTCGGTTTACGGATTAAAAGCAACAGATTTAATTAAGAGGAAATAATGCCATTAAATAAAAAGGGTAAAAAAATTAAAAGAGCTATGGTCAAACAGTATGGTAAGAAAAAAGGTGAATCCGTTTTTTATGCTATGGAAAATTCTGGTAAACTTAAAAAAGTTTTAAAAGCTAAAGGTGGTATGGATGCTTCTCAAGATGATTTTGGAGGAGGATCAACAACTTCAGGGGGAAATGAAAGAGATCCTTCTAAACAATATACAGATAAAAAAACAAATTTAAGTCCTAAAGCAAGACAAGCATTACAAGATCAAAGAACTAGAGCAAGAGGAAGAATAAGTCCATCAACAACCCCTAAAGGTAAAGCTATTGCAGCAGGTTTTGGAATTGTTACTGGTATGCCTTTTTTAGGGTATCAAGTAGGTAAAAGAATGGTTGATAAATCATCTATGGCTTTTGGTGTTCCTAAATCTACAAAAACAAAACAAACCACAGTTGATACCTCAAGAGACATTAATGACAGAGGAGATAATATAACAGTTAAAAAATCTCCAATAATTTCTGGCCCAGTTAAAACTTTAGATCCTGTTGAAACAAAACCTTTAGTATCACCAAGTGGTGCTTTTAATTATAGTGTTGGTTTTAAAAGGGGTGGGATTCTTAAACAAGGTAAACCAAAATTAGCAAAGAAAGGTTGGAAGTAATGACTAAATTATGTGCAAGAGGCAAGGCTGCCGCTAAAAGAAAATTCAAGGTGTACCCTAGTGCCTATGCGAATGCTTATGCATCTAAAATATGTGCAGGTAAAATAAAAGATCCATCAGGTAAAAAAAGAAAAGACTGGGGACCTAAAAAAATGTCCGTAGGTGGTGGTGCTGATATGAGCACAATGAAAAAGAAAAAAAAGAAATTACCTCCTGGAGGCGGAAAAGAAAGACATGAGTATTTAAAAAATATTCAAAACCCTAAATCAGAATATGATGAAAAAGGTAAATTAAAATACACAGCTGCTAAAGTTGGGATGAATGTAACTGCAGGTGGTCAATCAGCCATAGGTAGATTAGAGAAATCTGGCATGCGTGGTGGTGGAATTGCAATCAAAGGAACAAATTTTAAAGGAGTATTTTAATGTATAGAAAAATGATGTTAGGTGGATTATTAAGCACAGGAATAAAGGCTGCTGCTAAAAAATATTTTAAAATGTCTGGTAAAAAAATTACAGACCTTACAAAATCACAACCTCTTAAATCTAGAACATCTGCAAAAACAGATTATGCTAGAGCATTACAACTTCATTCATCTGATAAAAAAGATAAAATGAAGTTACAACAGTATATTCGAAAACAAAAGTGAGCACATAATGTGGAAGTGGATTAAAAACTTATTTAAACCTAAAAAACAATATGAAGAAGTTAAAATAGATTTCTCTAAATTAACTAAAGGGGATTTGAAAAAACTTCAAGCACAAGGTAAAATAAAAAGTATATATGAGAGACACTAAAACTATAGAATCACACTTAGCTGCAGTTGCTAGAGAAAATAAAAAGAAAGAACTGCATAAAAACCTTAGAAAAGAGGTTGAGATAGGGGCTAACGGTACGCAGCAATATGTGATAAAAGAAGGTATAAACAAAAATAAAATTGCAAAGGTAAAATAATGTCAAGAGAAATTGATAGAAAATACGGATCTGGTGTAACTACATTTAAAAGTGCAGAATCAGTTTCTGATGCAAGAGGTCAGAAAAGAAATAAAAAAGCAGCAAAATTTAAATATAAAATGAGTGGATCTCCTGAGAGATCTCGAAATACTCAGTACGAAGGTAGACCAACAGGTGTTCCTGGAGAAAGGCAAATAGGTCGAAATACTTTTAAAGTAAGTGCATCTTTAGTCAAACCAGATATAATGGCAGCTAGAAAAGCAAAAGCGTCAACTAAAATGCCTAAAGCAAGAGATATGGCTATGGGCGATAAAAACATTTCATATGTTGGAGATCCATTTGTGGTTGATGGTAAAAAATTTGACCCTGCAAAAAAATTCCCAGAAACTTACATGAGACCTGAAGGTGCTAAAACTTTTAAAACAGGTGGTATTTGCAGAGGTACAGGTGCTGCTGTTAAAGGTAAGAAATTTCAAGGCGTTTTTTAATTTGCATCCAGACCTAAAATAATCTATAAACTTGCTATGGCCATTAGAGGTGATAGCACAGAATACGACCTACTTAAAAAGTGGTGTGAGACATTACCCTTTTTTGAAGAACCAAAATCAGTAACAACTTGTGAGATAGGTGTAAGAGAAGGACTTGGCTCTAAAGTTATTATGATGGGTTTAAGAGCTAGATTAATAAAAAAAATCCCTTATCAACATATTGGAATTGATCCGTATGGTAATTTAAAATATCAACATTACGATAATTCAGAAGAGTATACAGCTGATTATACAGATGAAATGAGATTAGAAATGCAAAAAGACTTTTCTGATCATCCAGAATTTACTTTCTTTCATATGAAAGATTCCGATTATATGAATTTCTTTGCAGCACAAGATAAAATATATGATTTAGTCCATTTTGATGGACCACATATGACAAAAGATGTAATTACAGAAGCTATTTGGTTTGCAAATAGATGTAGAAAAGGATCTAGATTTATATTTGACGATTACAAAAAATATAACATGGAAGACATATCTAAAGCATTAACTCACTATGGATTTAATATTATGCAATCTGGTGAGAATAAAATAATGCTGCAAAAATTAAAATAATGGATATTGATACAATATCACTTGTTCAAAAGAAAATTAAACTAGAAGTTCATAAGCTCAAAGAGCACGCTATATATAGTGTTGACACAATAGAGAAGCTACAATATATTAGGGGTCAAATCAGATCACTAGAGGATCTGCAACAGAGTCTTAAAGACCTGCTGTCAACAACGGAGTATGAAGATGAACAAGTCCACGGAGACACCGAAACGGACTGAAGCGCTTCTTAACGCTTATAAAGAAAAGCAAGAAGTCGAAACAGTCCTAGACCCTAAGTCGGTCGATAAATCAACCTTAGATAAATTACCAACACCAACTGGATATAGAATTTTGGTATTGCCTTATGCAGGACCGAAAAAAACTAAAGGTGGAATTTATTTATCTGACACAACACAAGAAACAATACAGATGACAACCGTCTGTGGTCTTGTGCTAAAAATGGGAGATCTTTGTTATCATGACAAAGAGAAATTTCCAAAAGGACCTTGGTGCAAACTAAATGATTGGGTAATTTTTAGTAGGTACGCAGGTTCAAGATTCAAAATAGAAGGTGGTGAAGTAAGGGTACTGAATGACGATGAAGTTATTTCTACAATTGCTAATCCAGCTGATATTTTGCACCATTATTAAGGAGGACAAAAATGGCTGAAGACAATAACAACTCAGTAGAGTTAGACACGGATAACGTGAAAGAAGAAACAATCAATGTAGAAACCCCTGAAGAAAAGACATCTGCTTTTGAAAAAAAAGAAGAAGTTGATTTAGGCTACACTGATGTATCAAATCAAAAAACTGCAAAAGAACTTTTAAATGAAGCTAAAGAAGCTGAAGCAGAAACTGAAGAGCCTAAAGCTCAACCAAAATTTGAACAAAAAGAAGAATCAAATAGTTCAGATGATGATGACTTACAAGGTTACTCTGAGAAAGTTCAAAAGAGAATCAAAAGACTCACTTTTCAAGCTAAAGAAGCTGAAAGAAGAGAAAGAGCTGCAGTTGAATATGCAAAAGGCTTAAAAACAAAGTATGAAACCGCTCAAACTAAGTTTGAAGAGACTGATACTAATTATCTCAAAGAGTATGATGCAAGAATAGATGCAGAACGAGAAAAAGCTAAAAATGCTTTGAAAGCTGCATTTGATTCTCAAGATACTGACGCTATTTTAGAAGCACAAGACACACTTACTAAATTAGCTGTAGAGAAAGAAAAAGTTTCTATGACTCTTAATGAAAAAGAGACTAAGAAAAAACAAGTAGAATCACAACCTACTCAAGAGGTCGCTCAACCAGAAGCGCAACCAAGAATTAGTCAAAGAGCTCAACAATGGGCTGAAGATAATGAATGGTTTGGCTCTGATAGAGTATTAACTTCTGCTGCAATGGGAATACATGAAGACCTTATACAGCAGGGAATTGACGCAGAGAGTGATGAATACTATAATCAAATCAACAAACGTATGAAGGAGTATTTCCCTCAGAAATTTGCTCAAGAAACGACTGAAGTAAAACAAGCTACAAGAGAACCCGTCCAAAATGTAGCTTCTGTTAGTCGTAGATCTGGAGGACGCAAGTCTGTGAAGCTCACCAAGTCGCAGGTAGTTATCGCTAAGAAATTAGGGGTGCCACTAGAGGAATACGCAAAATACGTGAAGGAAGGAGCATAACATTATGACAAATATAAAAACTTCACGCGAGTCTAGTACGAGAGAAAAATTAACTCGTAAAAAAGATTGGACTCCACCATCCAG